TACATACAAACAGGTGACGATTATTTATTTGACGAGACATTGGATTATGTAGATGACACATTAGATATTGATGAGTACATGAACGATCCTCGCTTTGATGATAACGATCACGAATATTTACAGGAGATATATGAGAATGGGGTACAATCCGAAGACGTACAATTTATTCCAACAGATAGATATTTCAAACGCTTTAGAAAAAATCGTTAGTTATATTGATTCTTCGGAAGAAGAAGAGCCTAAGCTATTCGTAGCTACAGATAATCCATTTGCTTTACGGATGAAGTTTTACAGATACATCCAAGCATATAGGATTCAAATGGCAAACAAAGAAGGCGCCGACCCTCACCGCTACGACACGTTAGTTATCGAGCAATCAAAGGGTGGCATTACAATTAAGTCTGTTCTAGATACAATAGAAGACTTACAAATAACTAACATGAATGGAGAGAAGATATGACAAGCGACGAACAATTTAGAAAGAAGTTTACAGAGTGTGTAGATGAAATGCGTAAACCAATTATTAACCTAGGGGAAAAATATGATACAGATGTTTTGATATCTTCTCTGTTTGAAGTGGGTATGCGGTTATCACTATTGAAGTATGGAACAACAGGCTTGATGAGTTTAATGGGAGATGTATTGCAGACTCTATCAACATCTGGTCAAATGCTTGAGGAAATGACAAGTTCAATGGACAAGACAGACGACCCTGTTAAGTCCGCGTTTCTCAAATCAACAGGATCAAAACTAAAACATTAGGAGTAAGTATGACAAAGAAAAAAGAAGATGATTCCATTTCTATCCCAACAGAACTGTTGGATATGGATGCGGTTGAACTATCAGAGAATGATGGAGCAATCAACAAGGTTATTGAATACTTAAAACAAACAAGAGTGAATGTAAGACACGCGGAAGCTAATGGTCAGCGTATCTCAAAGTCTACGGCAACAAAGAAAGCCCCGAAAAAATTTGAGAAGAATGTGCTTGATATGTTAGTATCGGAAACATGAACACCTCAGTAGTATTCTTAATAGGTTATCTTTGTTTAGGTCCTGTTGGAGATAAGCAGTGTGTAAACATGGCATCACAATTTCTGTATCCAGATGTACTGAATTGCCAGACTGCACGTGATAGCATTATGAAAGAATTAGATGATGTCGAAGGTTTATTATTACAATGTGTTCCATCAGATTTGATTGAAAACTATGTAAAGTATAGACCACAATTAATATTACCACCGTTAGAATAAAGGAGATATAATGAGCGAGACACCCGAAAGAATAAGAAAGTTTGTGTGGAATCAGCACAACGAACCTGTCCAAAGAATATGGGACACATCAAGTTTAAGTACGTTCTTAGCTTGCCCCCGTTATTACAAGTGGACTGTGCTTGATGGTTGGAAAACTACAAGCTACGGAACTGCCACAGGTTTTGGATCAGCTGTTCACGCGGGCTTTGAAGAAATAGATAAAGCGAGATTCGAAGGAGAGTCCAAAGATAATGCGTTGCGTCGTGCCATTAAACTTGTGCTGAAGGATTATGGCGAGGACTTAAAACTGTCAGATGATTCCGCTCGCGGTTTAGAGGCGGCACTTCGCGCAGTGGTATGGAAAGCAGAAGAGTTTTGGGAAGACAATCTCAAGCTAGCTAGCATGCCCGACGGAATGCCCGCATTGGAACAACGATTCGAAGTACCGATCGGAGACAAGGGGCACAGGTTTAGTGGAAGGATTGATAAGATCATAGAGCTAGACGGCAAGCTTTATCTTGTTGATGTGAAGACTACAAAGCAATCACTGAGTGAGTGGTATTTTAAAATGTATATGCCAAACAACCAAGTGTTTGCGTACATCTGGGCATGTCGAGAGGTATTAAAATTACCTGTCGAAGGATTTATTATTGATGCAGTACAAACAGGATCAAACTTTACGAGGTTTGCCCGATCTGTATTCAACGTAAGTAAAGAGTTAATTGATGAATGGTACACAGATACTATCCACCACTTGCAGATATCAGACATCTATGCTGATTCGCAATACTACCCCGCTGACTTTACAGCGTGCGGGAATTATGGTGGCTGTAAGTTTAGAGAAACTTGTGGGCATCCATCAAGTCAAAGATATATTTTCTTTGATCAAGACTTTACACAAGAGTACCACCCCGACTTACAGGAAACCAAACCTACAGAGTTGGAAGTAATTAATGGTGGTAAAAAAGATTCGTGATTAAGAGCGACGGTTCTTAATCGGCTGACTGAACAAGCCTTTAACAGAGGGCTAAGGTACACTTGAGAGGAAGTATGGACAAATGTCTGAGGTAATCAAGGGTGGTAGTGAGTAGGTAGTTAGAGCGATCTATCTGTAACTGAAAGCTTGTGGGTAATAAATTAAATCCCACGCCTACAGCGAATTTTTTTCTTGACATTTTCAAAAAATAGTATATAGTTCAAAACATAATAGGAGACCAATTGATGGCAAAAATAACACAACACAAATCAGCTAGCGTAACAAAGCTATTGCTTTGTGGTGATAGTGGTAGCGGGAAAACTTCCGCATTAGCTAGCCTTGCCAACGCAGGCAAGAAGCTACGTATCCTAGACTACGATAATGGTCTGGATATCTTACCATCTTTATTAAACAAAGATGCTGTTGACAACGTATCGTTTGTCACACTAACAGATTCATTGGGTCAAGCGACCGCATTCAGAAGAGGGGCACAGCTGTTGTCCAACTGGAAAGACGGTGATGAAGACTTGGGTCCTGTGAAAGAATGGGGAGAGGATACAGTTCTAGTGATAGACTCCCTTACCCTCATGGGCGAAGCCGCCTTACGTTCGGCTCTCGCTTTTAACAACAAGAAAACTACTGAACAGGCAAGCCAACCCGAGTGGGGTGCGGCTGCTCGAGACGTACAGAATATCATCCAGTATATAACAGGCGGAGAAGTGAAATGTAATGTTGTAGTGACTTCTCACATGCAGTACATGGAGGGTGATATGGGTACATCAAAAGCTTACCCGACTTCAGTAGGTTCTAAACTGTCTACCAAAATTGGTAGATACTTTAACTGTGTCTGTCGTATTGATACACGTTCATCAAGCAAAGGCACCGAGCGAACACTTCGCACAACTTCAGATCACAAGATGGATTTGAAAGTTACTGCGCCGAATCTCATAGAGGCAAGCGCTGAGTTAGATTTGAACAAATTGTTTGAAGCTATACAAAATAACGCGAAGGACAAACTCAAAGCGAGCAATGTGAAAGGAGATAAATAATGTCTAATGTTGCAGACTTTTTAAGCATGACACCTAATGACACACCAGATAGTGTCTTGCTACCCGAGGGGAGTTACGAGTTTACTGTGACTTCTTACAGGGCTGATCAAGTAGGTGAAAACCAAACACCTCTGGTCAGAGTAAATGTGAAAGCCAATACAGTCATTGAATCAGATATAACTGATGCTGACTTGGTTAACACTGAGCCAACCAGAATGGAGTTCTGGGCAACGCCCGCTTCATTGAAGCTAAGTAATCCTGCAATAGGATTAAAAGCATTCTTAACAAATGCTTTAGACTTAGGTCATGTGGATGACTTACCTTATAGCGAATTGCTAGAGATGGCAATTGGTAAAAACTTTAAGGGCATGGTCAAGCACGAAATGACTGGCAAAAACAAGGATATCAAAGCCGCACAGGTGAAGAGAATCCTAGCTTAATTTAGGGAGAGAGTATGAGCAACGTAAGTACAGTTCTTAAACAGGTTCCCTCGCAGATGCCTACAGGTGAATGTCGTATTGCTTTTGTATTTGATTTTCCAACTACAGACGAGCAGAGACTTGACAGTATCATGGTAGGATCAGCGGGAAAAATGTTTCATGCGTTGTGTGAAATATCTGAAATAGATGTGGAGAACTGTTTGCTTACGCATGCTCTCGCTCAGAAGCCACCACAGGAGAACCCCTCCCACTTTTTCTACAACAGGAATCAATACAAAGCTGAATGTAAAAAGGGAGAGTGGAAGTCGAAGTATCCTGTGAATGGCTTCGGCTATTTAAAGAAAGAGTTTGAACATAACATTGATAGGTTATGTGAACAGCTTAATGAAGTACAACCCAACATCATAGTAGCGATGGGAAGTATTGCATTATGGGCGCTGACAGGACTGGATAAAGTGGGTACTTACCGTGGCACTATCCTAAAAACAACTTTACCTAACCTTACTTACAAAGTAATACCTACTTACAGTCCTAGTGCCATCAACCGACAATATGAATTTAGACCTATTGTTTTATCTGACTTAGAGAAAGCAGTAAGAGAATCTAATTCCAAAGAACTAACAATAAAAGAAAGAGAGTTATGGATTGAACCAGAAATCAAAGACCTCGAGGACTTCAAACAGAAGTATATTAGAGAGAATAACGAAGATCAGCCACTCAGTTTCGACATTGAAACAGGCGGCGGTTTTATTACTTGTATTGGTTTCGCTCCAAGCGATACTGTCGCTATGGTTGTACCATTCAAAGACGAACGAAACGTACTCAAAAACTATTGGACCAATGTTGCTCATGAACAGCAAGCATGGTCTTGGGTAAAAGAAATATTAGAGAATGAAAAGATTACCAAGGTAGCACAGAATCAATTCTATGATATCACTTGGTTAGCATACAAACAAAACATAAACGTGCGAGGTATTGTACATGATACGATGCATTGCCAACATGCGCTTCAACCCGAGCATCCTAAAGCATTAGGGTTCTTAGGTTCTATTTATACAGACGAAGGCGCGTGGAAAACAATGGCAAAGTTTTCAAAGAGTACAAAGAAAGATGAATAGATGTAATGAAAAGAGCTCCGTATTTCTCGGAGTTACCTATACCAAACAATCTGGTAACTGTTGAGAGGGAGATACGGCTGTGGAGGGCTGTGATAGATCAAGCGTTGTTAGACTTCTTATCTGATAGTACAGTGAGCGAGAACCTTTCCAATAAAGAACGCGCCAAGATTTGGTTGCGCGGAAAGACAGACGACTTTCTAATAGTGTGTGACTACGCACAGCTGAATGCTGAGAAAGCGAGAGATTTAATATTCGATATAGTGGGAGGCATAGATAAACTTTATGAGTGATGCATATACAAAACAAGTAGGCGGTAATCATTACAAAGATTATAAGATACAACCATCGCAATTTATCAACGGCAATAAACTATTGTTTGCTGAAGGTAATGCGATCAAGTATATATGTAGGCATGCATCTAAAGGTGGTAAAGAAGATTTATTAAAAGCAAAACATTATATAGATATGATTATTGAACGGGACTACGATTAACATGGGAGACAAAAGCGATGGCAAATATTATAAAGAATGTAGATATACAAAATATCAAGCTTGATGGCGAGCAAAC